GTCCTGCTCCCACCAGAGCCGGGCGATGGCACGCTGTTGCGCGGGCAGCGGGGGCTCGGGCTCCAGGGCCATACGCTCGAAGCGCTCGGGGTTGGCCAGGTATTGCTCGAGGGTGACGCCGTGGCGGGCCAGGCGCAGGGCGATGAAGCGGTCGGCGTAGTGCTCGAGGGTGGCGTTGTTATAGGTGCGCATCGTAGGCCTCCAGCAGTTCGGTGATGGCAGCGGCGGTGAAGGGGCACTGGCACTCATCGATCACCCGGCACACTTCCTGGCGTGGCAGGGTGACCATGTCGTGCCGCTCGCGCAGCCTGCGGATGGCGAGCACCGCGCGGCCGCAATGGGTGCAGCGGTGGTCGTGGTCGATCTCGCGGGCGCCGACCGGGCCATGCTCGGGGCAGGCGTAGCGCGGCCTGGCCTGGTGTGGTTGGTAGGGGTTGCGGATGATCGGTTGTTGGCTGTTCATGATTCCCCCTCGGCGCCGGGGGCGCCTTCCAGCAGTTTGCTGATGGTCTGGTTGCCGCGACGCGGGGCCGGGGCTTCTGGGGCCTTCGCCTTGCCGCTGCCTTGCAGTCGGCGATGCTCGGCGAGCACTTCCTCGGTGGAGCGTTCACGCAACGCGGGCGGGGCGTTAGAGGCGGGGGCTTTGGCACCGCTTCTAACGGCTTCTTCGCGCTTGCGTTCGGCCTCGGCGTCGAGCCGGTCGGCCTCGGAGGCCACGACTTCGAAGAGGTAGCCGTGACCGGAGAGCGGCAGCTTGCTGGGCGGCCGCTCGAGGACCTTGTCCAGGGCGACGATCCAGGCGGTGATTGGCGCCGGGCGAATAACGCCCTTGCGCTCGATCTCGCCGCTGACGATGGCGTCGCGCAGCTCGGTGAGCAGCCGCACGGCCTTGGCGCCGGCCAGGGCCCGGCTGGGCGGGCGGTGCAGGCCGAGGTAGCGCACCACGCGAGGGCCGAGCAGCGCGGGGATCTCCAGCGCCGCGGCCAGCGCGATGTTGTGCTCGCCCTGGGTGACGAACGCCGCAAGCTCGGCGGAGAGCCCGCACTCGGGGCAGATGCCACGGATGGTCATTGGGGGCCTCCTTGATCCTTCGCTATCTCCCTGTCGATGGCTTCGTCAACTGTCTTGCCGCGTCCTACCGGCCTCCCCAGGGCTGCCCATGTGTGGTTCCCGCTCATGTCCGGTGAGAAGTTGCGGAAGGCGCCTGATTCAATCAGGTGCCGATACCGGCGGGAGTCGGCCTCCATCTCCTTCAACCTGTCGATCGTGCCGACAGGCACTGTCTCGAAATCATTCATCGCTCACCTCCCTGTTCACATTCGGGGTTGTGGGGGCAGCCCTGGCAGACCCGCCAGATGCGCATGCTCATCGGGTTGTGGGTGGGGCAGTCGCGCTCGCGGAACTCGCGGCACTGCTCGGCACTGATGCGGCAGCCCTGGGCGGGGCAGTCGCGGCCGTCCAGCGCCTGAAGCACCCGGCGCTCGATGCCGGAGGTCGAGGGGCTGGAGTACTTGTTGGCCAGGCACAGCGACACGGCAGTGCGCGAGACGCCGATGCGCTCGCCGGCTTCGCTGCGGTTGCTAGCCTCGACCTCGGCGGCGAGCAGGCGGATCCAGCGCGGGGGCTCGGGGCCCCAGCCGGCGAGGTTCACGGGGCGAGGGTTGCGACGCGGGCTCATGGTTTTCTGTTCGCTCATGGCTGTTCTCCATCGCTGGTCGGGGGCTCGCGGGTGTAGACGACCTCGCCCAGGTTGGGGTCATACAGTTGCTTGACCCGCTGGATCATCGGCGGCCGCGGGCCGCTCCAGCGGCTGGGCACCAGCCGGTAGCGGGCGACCACACCGGGGCTGCCTTGCCGGGTGAGGCGCAGGTAGCCGGCGGCTTCCAGGAAGTGGCAGTACTCGGCGGCGGTGGGCTCGGCAACGGCCACCCCCGGTGTCGTGGCAGCATCGGCGAGCTCGGCGGCACTGAAATCGCCGATGATGCGCAGGGTGCGCCAGAGCTGCTCGCGGGCGCGGCCCTGGGTGGGCTCGGTGCCGTCCTTGCGGACTCGTGGGGCCTCGACGCCGATATCTCGCACCAGGGTGTAGCGCACGGCCTGGCCGGTGCGGCGCGGTTCGTCGATTCGTTCCAGGTAGCCGCCCTTTTCCAGGGCTGAGAGGTAGTCGCGGACGCGGCCTTGTGGCACGCCGCCCGAGAGCTGCCGCCGTACGTCCGGCACGGTGATGGATAGCTCGGCCTGGTGCAGGCCACGCACGGCTTCCCATATCGCCTGGCGGTCGCCCTTGGGGCCCTGGGCTTCGAGATGGATGGGCTTGCGAGACATGCTCAGCCCCTCCTTGCCGGCGCTTGGCCGGTGTGGATGTCACGGTCGCCCCAGGTGGCGAGATCGACACTCGGCCAGCCGTTGGCCAGCGCCTCGGAGTGGATCTGGTAGAGGTTGACGGCGACCCTGCGCAGGCAGCCCCGCACGCGGCTGTTGACGACCTCGAGCAGGTCGGCGGCGATGTCGATATCGGGATAGCTCTTCGCGGCCAGCAGGCGCACGTCGTCCAGGCTCGCCTCCTGGGCTGGCACCCATTCGAGGACGCGGTTGTGCAGGCGCTCCAGCCGCTTGCTCATGGCGGTGGGGACGTGCTCTTCGCCGATCAGGATCAGCGCGCCCTGGCTGGCCTCGTAGAGGTCGGTGATGATGTTGGCGGCGCTGCGATCGATGATGTACTGGACGTCATCGATGATCATTGGCCGGCCGGAGCGGCTGAGCTGCTCGGCGACCTGGTCGATCATCTCGTTGAGGGTCTTCATCGGGGTGATGCCCATTTCGCGAAGCATCGCCTGGACGAAGGCCTTCTTGGTGAAGCTCTCCCGGCACTGCAGGTAGTAGGCGCGGTGCAGGTTGGCGGTGTAGGCGGCGGCCAGGCTCTTGCCCAGGCCGCTGAAGCCGTACATCACCACGACCCCGGGGAGCTCCGGCGGCCGGTTCATGACGTGCTCCACGGCGCTGGCCAGCAGGCCGACGTTGGTGAGTGGTACAATGGTGTTGACGCTCATATCAGTTCCTTGTTGCTGCGGGTGTCATGGGCCATGCGGTTACATGGCCCGCCGGGTGCCGGGGGATTGCCGTCCCTCGGCATCCATTACGCGCTGGATGGCGCGGAATCCTGTGGTCTTCGGGTAACTCTCCCACCATGCCTTTTCCCGCTCGGCGAGCACTTCGCCGGCGTGCTGGCGTGCGTCCAGCTGTTGCCAGAGGCGATAGCGCTGGGTGGGGTCGCGGGGTATCTCGAAGGTCTTTTCCTGGGGGGAGGCCAGTTCGCGGGCCTTGGCGCGGCCGGCTTCGAGGCGGCGATCGTCGTAGGGCTGGCGGGGCGCCGGCTCGACGGTGCTGATCTCGACGTTCTGGCCGGTGATGGTCTTGGCCTTCTTGACCAGGCGGTTGAGCTGTCCGGCCTCGCGCTTGTCGGCGGCGCGCTGCACCATGCTGGCGGGCATGGCCGGGGTGGCGTTGCCGTCCAGCAGCGCCTCGCCGATCCATTCGCCTTCGAGGGTGTAAACCCCGACGCGGCTGACGTCGCGGTAGTCCCAGGCAACCTTTATTTCCTCGCCGTGCCAGTCGTTCAGCTCGCGCAGGAAATACAGGCTGCTGGCGAAGCGCACCTCGCCGCGGTGGGTCTTGCGGATCTCCTGGGGGCGCATCAGCGAGGCGACCACCTCGCCGGGGGCGGTCAGGGCTTCGAAGCCTTCGGCCTCGGCACTCTTCCAGGCTTCCATGGGGCTCTGCGGGCGGCGCTTTCCGGTCTCCAGGTCGCGGATCTTGGGCAGCGCGGAATGCGACCGGTAGTTGTAGCGGTCCAGCGCCTGGTTGAGCAGGTCGAAGAACTCCTGGAAGGTCGGCATCATCGCCGGCTTGAGGCCTTCTTTTATGGCCTTGCGGGAGAGCTTGTGGGCGCGGGTGGCGGCCTCGGGGTCCATGTCGGCGCCGATGTAGCTGTCCATCGACCTGGCCATCTTGACCAGGATCGACTGGTGCGGGCGCTCGATGACGCCGCGCGCCTGGGAGTTGTAGGGCAGCGAGTGGGTGATGGTGCCGCCAAGCCGGTCGACGACTTCGTAGACCGATTCGTTGGCGAAGCCGGAGCCATTGTCGACGTAGAACAGGGCGAACATGCCGACCCGGCTGACGGCGTCGCGCAGGGCGTCCAGGGTGGCGAGTGTCGATTCGGCCAGGTTGATGGCAAAGCCGACGATGCGGCGGGTCGCCCAGTCGATGATCATGGTGACCTCGGGGCGGAATGCCTGGCCGGTCAGCGGGTTGATGACCTCGGCGTCGAAGGTGTGGCCATCGGCGATCCAGACGTCGTTGGGCCACAGGCCCTCGGTGGTGCGACGCTTGAAAGGCTGCAGGGCCTTGAGCTCGCGGGGGCCCATGCGGCCACGTTCGCGGGCCTCGGGGCTGAGCTTGGCCAGCCAGCGGCGCACCTGGTGGATGCTCGGGTGCGGCGGCTCGGTCTGTTCGACCAGCAGCTGGTAGGCGGCCTCGACGCTGGGCTTCTGGGGACGCTGGTAGCGCTTGAGGAAATCCCCGGCCCAGGACGGCACGCGCATGTCGGCGCGCCGGCGCTTGGGCGCCAGGCCGCGCTCGCCTTGCTGTTTGAAGGCAGCGAACCAGCGCTTGAGGGTGCGCTCGCTGAGGGTGCGGGTGTCGGTCTTGCGATCGTTGGCGATCACCACTCGTTCGGCGAGGTACGGTGTTAGATCGTTGCCCCTGGCCATGCCGACTAACGTGTCGATGGCCTGCTGCTGGCTGACCAGCTGCGACATGCGCTCGATCTCGCGCACGAAGGCCACGCGGGCGCTCATTACCTGGCGCTGGGCGTCGGTGAGGCGGCGGGTTTCGGTAGTTTCGGGTGCTTCCTGGAGGGCAGATCCGGCCGGCTCTGCTATCGCCGGGGTCTCGCCGACTGATTGGGCAATCAGCGCCTGCTGGGTCTCGGCGGGGAGCACGGCAAAGGCGTACTCCAGAGCCTTGGTGCCGAGGCGACGCTGTCCTTCCCAGCCATTTCGCTCGGCGGCTTTCTTTACACCGCGCTCGGCACCTGGCATGCCAGGCAACCCGGCGAGTTCCTTGGCGGTGTAATAGCCGCGGGTGGTGGTGGAGACCGGGCAATTCATTCCTCTTCCCCCATCATCCGCTTGAGGTCGCGCATGTCGTGCTGGATCTTGTCGCGCATGCGCTGCAGCTTGCCGTACTGGGCATCCAGGGCTTCGCGGCCATAGGCCACTCGCCCGCCGCGCAGATGCACCAGCCAGTCGGTAAAGGCGTGGCTATGGCACACCTCTTCGAGCAGCGGCACACGGTAAAGGGGGATGTTGTGATCGGGGCGGGCCGGCGAACTCCAGGCGTCCAACATGTTCTTGGAAACGTCATCACCGGAGAGGCGGCTCATTTGCGCGGCGATCTCATAACGGTCGGACGGCGAGTCTTTAAGGACGGCCCCGACAAGTTCACTGACCTGGGCGGCGTAGTTGCCGGTCCCTGGTGTGGGAACGATCGGCACCGGCACCTGGAAGAGATCGAAGGTTGCGGAGTCGTGAACACGTCGCATGTCTACGCCTCCCGCACTATTTGACGATGCGCGATCGCGTTAGACTCGCTATCCTTGACCCGAATATGGGTGGTTTCCGCGCGCTTTTCCGCGCGGTTGGGGCGCTGCCGGCATGGAGTACCATCGGCGTTCCAGCGCTCCGGCCAGATCTGACCAGGTGCCAGATTCAGCGCCTTGGCAATCGCCCGCTCCATGCGTGGGTAAGGCATGTACTTGGTCAGTTGGACGGCACTGTCGGAGACGCTCAGAGCGCTGGCGAGGCGGCTCAAGCTCGATCCTCGGCTGCGCAGCTGGTACTTGATCCATTCCCAGCGCTGCTCGGTATTGATCGGGATGTTGGGCTTCATGATGGCGTCACCTCGGTGGCGTTTTTCTGGGCTGTCTACCCTGGCAGATGCCATAAACACTAGACCGAAAATGGGACGCTATCAACCCATAAATGGAGTTCCGTTTCTCGAATATAGGATATAAAAACCCAAATACGGGGCATTTACATATAAATCAGGAACTTAAATGGAATCAGAACTGGAAGATTCTCTGCCGAATTCGGTTCCGAATCCCATTCATGGAATCGGAACACGCATTCTCGAGGCTGTTCACCTCATCGGAAATCGAAAAAGCGCTGCTGAGGCGGCGGGGATTTCTCTTTCAACCTTGAACAGGTGGACGTCCGAGGAGTCGGCGCCAGTGGTGGATGGGCTGGCCAGACTGGCCATTGCGGCAGGTGTCTCTCTGGACTGGCTTGCCCTGGGGAAGGGGTCGCGTATTCCTGGCACCTCAGAGGCGACGGCCGTCTACATAGCTGACGACTACGCCCTGGTGCCGCTCTATGATGCCCAGTGCAGCGCCGGGGATGGCGCCTGGAACGAGCATTGTCGCGTGCTCACCCACCTGGCGTTCACGCGCCACAGCCTGCGCAACAAGGGCCTAACGCCGGAGCAGCTCTCGGCGATCCGCGTTGATGGTGACTCCATGGAGACGGTTCTCGAGGCCGGCGACACCGTGCTCATCGATCACACCAGGACGCAGATCGAGGGCGAAGGCATCTACATCATCCGCCTGGACGACCATCTCTATGCCAAGCGCCTGCAGCGCAACTTCGACGGCGTATCTATCATCAGCGAGAATTCGGCATACCGCGAGATCACCGTTCCTCGAGATCGCATCGATGAACTCGAGATCATCGGCCGCGCCGTCTGGGCGGCCGGGTGGTTATGAAAAACTACTGATTGCAGGAGAATCCGCATGGACATGACAAGAAAGGCTGCGCGGCAGTCGATCCTGGCCGCTTTGATGATGACCTTCCTGGCAAGCGCTCAGGCTGATGAGGGTAAAGAGTTCGCATGGATGGAGCGTGGCAAGGATGCGGTGCGTGGCTTGCTGAAGGATCCAGGCTCCGCCGAGTTCCGCGAAGTCTATTTCCATCGCGGCGATGAGGGCATCCCCATGGTTTGTGGCCAGGTCAACTCGAAGAACGGCTTCGGGGGCTACGTCGGCTACCAATACTTCATCTCGGCCGGCAATCCCGTTCTGACTTTCCTACAAAACCATGAGTCAGATTTCCGCAACGTCTGGGACCGCTTTTGCAGGTAG